ATGCCTTTTGAAACTCATGATGAATATGACGATGCATTGCAAAATGACAAATACCATTATGGCAAACCTCATGATGAAGAACAAAAACAAATGTCTGCTAGATTAGAAAAAGCTCTAAAAAAAAAAGCAGATGACCACAATGAATCCGTTGGTGACACTGCAAGTAAAAGAACTACTGTAAGAACACTATATACTGTTTATAAGCGTGGCATCGGTGCTTATAGAACAAATCCAGAATCAGTTAGACCAAGTGTAAGCAGTCCAGAGCAATGGGCAATGGCTAGGGTAAATTCTTACTTATACGCTTTAAAAAACGGTAAATTTAGAGGGGGCAAACATGATACTGATTTATTACCAGAAGGTCACCCGCAAAGCACAAAGTCAAATGAAGATGATTACATTGAAAAACAAACGTATGGTGATTATCCACAAAGCGCAACAAATAACGCAAAACGTGTAAAGAACTGGATTGAAAAACATGGACGCAGTGAAGTAAGGGGAATGACTGAAGTCGGTCTTGCAAGAATGAATCAATTAATTGCTAGAGAAAAATTAAGTTTATCAACATTAAAAAGAACGTTTAGTTTTTTATCAAGAACAAAAGGCGGTGGCTATAATAAAATAAACCCTGACTATAGAGATACGCCTTGGCGTGACAAAGGTTATGTGGCATTCCTTGGCTGGGGTGGTGAAGCAATGTTAAAATATGCTGAAAGAAAATTAAACCAGCTAGATTAAAATGATAAAAAATAGGAATGAATGGCAAAAAGCATTTGAACGTCAAATGGACATTGCAGAACGTAAAAGCATTGCTGAAGTAAAACGTTTTTATAAGTCAGAATACAATAAAGGCATTCAATCATTTTTATCTATGAATGCAACTAATTACGAAAACACATTTGTAATTGACGATCTTACAAAACTTTATAGAAACTTATATGTTAAAATAGGTTTGCATTTTGCTAAATGGTATGCGCGTACTTTTGATAAATACATAACAAAAGGCGTGAACCCTAAACAATTTGAGAGTTTTTGGGCCGAAAGGTTTGCTTTTTTAGGAATGTCTATTGGCGCTAAACGTGTTACGTTAGTTTCTGGCACAGCAAAAAAAACATTAAGAAAAATATTGACTGGTTTTATGTCTGACGAAAACTTTATGGCAATGGGCGTAGATCAGCAAGCTAGAGTTTTAAGAAATACATTTAACACATACAGTGCAAATCAAGCTACAAGATTAGTTAGAACAGAAGCAACAGCAGCGGCTAATTTTGCAACGATGCAAAGCGCACAAACAATTTTTCCTGGATCACAAATGAAAAAAGAATGGATTGCTAGTTTTGATGATAGAACACGTGATGCACATGCTGAAGCTGACGGATCAATAGTTAATCATGGTGACGCTTTTTTAGTTGGTGGTGATTTTATGCAATATCCTGGTGATCCAGCTGGAAGTGCTGCTAATGTTATCAATTGTAGATGTAGTGTTGCGCCATTTCCAGTAGAAGATGCGCAATCAATTGCAGATATAGAGGATATAGGTTTTGGTCTAGCTAGTCAACCAACATTTTAAAAAATTAAATTCGTATCTTTAATAAAATTTTTGTTATGGGTAATATTATATTTAAACAAGCGCCAATTGGCGAATTATTAGATGCCGATGAGTATGCTGGTATTGTAAAAGGTTATGGGTCTTATTTTGGTAATATCGATTCTGATAAAGACGTGATTATGAAAGGCGCATATAAAAAGACAATTGCAGAAAATGGTAATAGGGTAAAATATTTGTATCAACACAACATGATGCAACCTATTGGTAAAATGAAAGAGATGTATGAAGATGACAAAGGTCTTGTATTTGTTGCAGAAATTGCTAAAACGCAATTAGGTAAAGATGTAGTTGAATTAATGAAATCAGGTGTTTTAACTGAAAATTCTGTTGGTATTATGCCAATACAAAAAGAAAACAAAAATGGTTATAGGGAAATATCAGAGGTTAAGCTATATGAAATTAGCGCTGTCACCTTAGCTGCAAATGAAGAAGCTAAAATATTAGATGTTAAAGGTAATGTAGATTATGATAAGTTAAGTAAGCGTTATGACAATCTTTGTAAAATAATCCGTAAAGGCGAAATATCTGATGACTTAGGTTATGCGCTTGAAGCGGAAATTTTAAAACTAAAATCTTTATTTATGGAGTTCACAAAGCCGACTGATGACGTCACTTTGCCGAATGTCGAAAGTAAAACACAAGATTTCGATATGTATAGTTATTTAATTAATTCCTTAAAAAAATAAAAATGGAAGAAAATGTAAAACAACAGCTAGATCAATTAGGCAATATTATTGACGAAAAAATTGAGAAAGCTAATGCTCAGGTGCAAACGCGCACCGATGGTAAGATTGATGAAACCTTAAAAGGTGAAATCAAAAATCTTACTGAAAAATTTAATGAGAGAATGGACAATATGGAAGTTGCTAATAAGAAAAACTTCGATTCGTTACAAACTCAAAAAGAATCTAAGGATTTCAAAAGTGCTTTAATTAAATCAATTAATGAAGGTGCTATTGACGCTTTAAAAAACGGTTCATCAAGAGGTGCTAGTTTTGAAGTTAAAGCTGACATGACTGTTGGTGCTGACTTTACTGGCGAAGTAATCCCAGCACAAAGAGTTCCTGGTTATTACTTTGACCCTAACAGACCGCAAAACATTAGACAATTAATTCCTAGTGGATCAACTGCTTCTGATGTTGTAAGGTTTGTATCTGAATCTGGTTATTCTAATGGTGCAGCAGCTGCGGCTGAAGGTAGCACGTTAGGTCAAACGGATTTTGATATGACTGCGACAAGTGTTAATGTTGAAAAAATTGGTACTTATTTAAGAATTTCTGAAGAAATGTTAGCTGATACGCCACAGCTTACTAGCTATATTTCAAACAGAGTTCCAGCTAAATTAATGGAAGTAGAAGATGACCAATTACTTGGTGGTTCTGGTGTTGCACCAAACCTAAAAGGTTTATTAAATTCATCTACTGATTTTGATGAAAGTGCAAGTGGTGCGTTTACTGACAAAGTAGTTGCGCCAAATGAGTTTGACGTATTAGTTGCAGCTATTAACCAAATGGCTTTAAACAACTACAGACCAAACTTTATTCTTTTAAATCCAACAGATTTTCACCAAATCTTGTTAACTAAAGACACTACTAACAACTATATTAAGGATCAAGTTTATCAAGGACTTGCGCCTAGCTTTATGGGTGTGCCAGTTGTACAAAACGTACAATTACAGGCGGGTAAATTCTTAGTTGGAGATTTTGCTAATTCATGTCAAATGTGGGTTAGAGATAATTTATCTGTTGAGTTCTTTAGAGAAGATGGAACTAACGTTAGAGATGGTTTCGTTACTGTTAGAGCAGTTGAAAGAGTTGCATTAGCAACTTACTTACCTAAGGGTATCATAAACGGTACATTTAGTTCAGCAATTGCAGCAATTACTAAGCCGTAATCTTACTTTAAATTAATAAAAAGGGCGCTATTTTAGCGCCTTTTTTTTTGCTCTCTATATCTGTAAATGAAAAAATATTTAAAAAAAAACTAAAAATATTTTTTTAATTCAATATGATTTATTAGTTTTGTTATCAACAAACAATTAAAAATTAAAAAGATGTTAGAATTTATAAAAGAATTAGATAGAGAGCATAGAGAATTTGAAAGCACCCCTTTTGCTATGCAATTTAGGACAAAACATGACGACATGGGTCATATACAAAGGGATAGGCCATCATGGTCTGGCGATTTGGAATGGGCGATATTTTTCAACACAAAATGTGTTCATGTGTCTAAGGGTTTAACTAGCGCAATCAATAAATTAAATAAATTAGGTGTAAAGCAAAGTGATTTATTTTTTTAAGATAAATTATTAGATTAACGAAAGAAAACAATTATTAAATAAAAATATAAATATGAAAACAAGTTTAGAAATTATGCTAGATGGCATAGCAAAAAAGAAGTACAATGAGAAGTACAAATATTGTACAAAAAAAGAACAAATGCAGTGTTTAATTTACTTAGATCAAGATTTAAAAATAATGCGAGAAAAAGAGCAAGTCGAAACCCACGTTAAAAAGTGTCTTACATGCATTCTGGCGATACTTCTCTTTGGTTTGGTAGGTATGGCTGTAATTAACTTTTTTTCGTAATGGACGGTTATTTAACGCCTTATGAGGAATTGGAATTTATTTGCAGTGTTTGTGAAAAACCATTAGCTAAGGATCAATATTATTGTTCTAACAGTTGTTTTGAAGCCGACATGCGATGAATAAAGATTTTATAAAATATATATTATGTGTTTTATTGCTTATATTTAGTTTGAGGCAATTGCACAATTATAATGACATAACGGGGTTTTTATTTTTAATGATCCTGTTTTTTTCAGTTGCGTCTAATCGCAACACATAATTTTGATTAGTTTTTGTTAGTTAGAAAAAGCCAGGTAAAATTATTTATCTGGTTTTTTTGTATCTTATAGCTGTGGATAGCAACTTACTTGGCTGTACAGCTGAATATAAATTTGCCACTATGGCAATGGAAAGCGGATTGAAAGTATCAATGCCCTTACTAGATTCTTCACCTTATGATTGCATTGTTGAATTACCTGATTTTAAACTAAGAAAAATACAAATAAAATCAACAGCAAAACCAGTAGTGCCACGTGGCATACATGTTACTTTACATACTAAGAATAGATATTATAGATTAAATGAGGTTGACTATTTTGCAATATGGATTCAAGTTTTTTCTGGTTTTTTTATAATTAAAAATACTGGAACTAACAGCGCATTTAAATTTACTAGGCATGGTAAATATTCAAATAATTTTAATAACTTTGCAATTATAGATTAATCTTTTTTCCCGATAGATTATTTTTATTTGTTTTCATTATAAAAGTGCTACAAAAAATTGTGGCACTTTTTTTTTATCTTTACATAAAATAAATATTATGAAATTAAAAGCATTAATGTCATTAAATCATAAAGGTAAAAGTTATGATGTAGGTGACGAAATAAAAGTTGACGAAGATAAGGTCCAAGTTTTTATAGACAAAGGTTGGGCTTGTAAAGAAGCTAAGTCAAAAAAAAAGGAAACTAAAGAGTTAAAAAAAGAATCAATAGAAACTAAAGACGATGCGTCAGAATAAAATTAATTCAACTACTGGTTCAGAAATAGTATCAACAAGCGATCTAAAATTATACGCCAGAATTGATACTACAGCTGACGATACGCTTATAGCGAGAATGTTAGTGCAAGCCAGAATTTGGTGCGAAAATTATATTAGTAAAGACATTGTTGCTAAAAATAGAACATATTATATTGATGAATCAAAAAGCGGTATGTTTGATTTACCTTTTGCGCCAGTTTCTAGTATAACTTCAGTACATGTTGACAATGTTGCAACTACAGATTTTACAGTTTTAGGATTAGACAAAGAAACTATTGAATTAGACAATGGCCCAGCAAATAATATAAAAGTTGTTTATGTAACAAGTGGTATTGATAATAATTTATTACAACAAGCAATTTTGCAATTAGCTGCAACGTATTATGATCATAGGTCTGATATTTTTGATGGTAATTCTAAAATAGGTGTTGTTGAAATACCAACTAGTGTTAAAAATATATTAAGTTCTTATAGATCAATGTTTATATAATGGACGCTGGAAAATTAAACGACAGAATTACAATAAAAAGATTAACTAGAGTTAGCGATAATTTTGGTGGTTTTAACTCGACATTAGCTGACGTAAAAAGCGCATGGTGTGAATTTAAACAAGTTTCTGGTGAAATAGAAATGGAAAACGGTAAACGTCAAAGAAGCATTGTTGCTGAGTTAATATTAAGAAAAAAAACAGCTGACGATATTGTTGTTGGCGATATATTTGTTTTAGAGGGGCAAACCAATAAGTTTAGAATAAACGAAATGTTTGAATCTGAATTAAAATATTATGTAAAAATTAAAGCAACAAAAGTAGATTAATGAAAGCAACTGTAAAAATAAATCAAAGCGACTTAAACAACTTAAACAAAAAAATAGCTTTTTTTAAGGGGTTTGATAAAAATGTTTTATCTACTGAATTAGCAAGAACTGCTATGGATATTGCAAGGGAAGCTAAAAAAAATGTTGCAAGAAATGCTAATGATACTGGTGCTTTAAAACAATCTATAACGCCAGTGATAAAAGGTAAAACAGTTTCAGTAGTAGCTAATAAAAAATATGCGCCATACATTGAATTTGGCACTGGTAGATTAGTAAGTTTAGATGACATGTTAGAATTAGGAATACCAAGCACATACGCAATGCAATTTAAAGGCAAAGGTTTACGTGAGGTGAATTTACCAGCTAGACCATTTTTATTTAGTAGCGCAAGAATAGGTATGCGTAACTTAATAGATAGATTAACAAAAAGAATAGAAAAAATTAGATAATGTTAGAGGCAATACATTTTGTGCGTAAAGCAATTATTACAAAATTAACAAACAATGTTAGTATTGATTCAGCTAACGTGCCTGTTTATGGGCGTGTTCCAAATAACGCATCTTATCCATATATAAGAATTTATTCAGTTTCTAATAATGAAATAGACCAAAACGCAACACAATTTAACATGGAAACTATTACCAGAATAGAATGCGTAGCAAGATACGTTTCTGACGATGGTGGTGAATTTGACGTTAATTCAATGGTTTCACAATGTTTAAATTTATTAAGAACAAGATCATCAAATTATATAAATCTATCATCCGATGGGTTTACCGTTTATACAAGTACAAATGACGGTGTGACTTATTTTGAAGATGATTTAACAGATCATACATACTATAGAGGTATAATAGAATTATCAAACCGTATAACACAAAATTAAAATGGCACAAAAATTAAGTGAAGAAACAGAAGTAAAATTAGATTTAAAAACAATAGGTATTATTGTAGGTGGCGCTATAAGTTTAGCAAGTATGTATTTTGCTTTAAAATCTGATATTGCAATGGCAAAAGAATTACCAGAACCAGAAGTTTCTAAAATCGAATGGTCTTATAAGGATGAATTGGTGCGATCAGAAATTAGTAATACAAATGAAAAAGTAGAAGGTTTGGAAAAATCTGTTGGTGAAATTAAAGAACAATTAAATAAAATTGATGAGAGATTATATCAAATATCAAAAAAATAATAAATGAAAAAATTATGTGTAACAATTGCATTTTTGGTGACTTTTGTGAGTTTTGCTCAAAATAAAGATGACATTACTGTTATTTATTACAGTGCTAAATTTATACCAGATGTAGATTTATCAGATTATAATGATTATAATTTGCAAAAATTTTATATAGATAAAAACCCTGAAATTTTATCTGAGGAAAAAATTAAATATTTACCAACCATTATTTTGTATAATGATGGTGAACAAATATTAAAAATAGAAAGTGATATTAGTTTAAAATTAAAACCTGAAAATTGGATAGATATTTTGCAAGAACATATAGAGGAGTTGTTATCGCAACGCTTTTAACTTGTAATGTATATAGTCAATTTGAATCAGATAAATTAAGTCATTTTTTAGGTGGTTATTCTAGTGGCGCATTTGCCTATGAATATACTTATCAAAAAACTAACAATAAAAAAAAGGCGTTTGTAAGCGGTTTGTTAGGTTCTTTAATTGTTGGGTCAGCAAAAGAATTTCACGACAGCAGACAGCTTAATAATAGCTTTGACAAAAACGATTTACTCGCTACTTTTACTGGTGGCATAATAGTAAGTTTGACTTTTAACATTTTAAAAAAAAATAAAAATGAAAAAATACATAACAATCTTGTTCGCAATTATCGTAAGTATAAACGTAAACGCGCAAGAAAAAAAAGATAATATTTTTAAGAAAATATTTAAATATGCTACACCTTACGTAAGTTACTCACAATCAAATAGTTTGCAAGGCATACAAACATTTTACGTGACACAACAATCAGAATTAATAGAAACTACTGTAAAAAATCCAGAAAACTTTGCATTTAACTTTGGTCTGCGTAAACTAGCTAGATTTGGATATGAAGAAAGAGTTAATTTTTACGATGGTAATGAATCTAAAAATGTTACACAAAATTCTAACGTAGGAAGTGTTGACGGATTAGAATATTTATTTAACGTTTCAAATGGTCGCCAACAAGGTGTAGAGTTTATAAACAGACAATATTTTATTAGATACGTTGCTAAAAATTATATAATAAAAGCAGAACATTTAAAAAATGAAATTGTAGATATTGAATACAATTCATTAGACGTAAGATTTAAATTACCGATAGGTAAAAGATTAAGTTTTGCTGTAGGTGCAATTGCGCGTACAAACCCAGTAGCTTATGGTCATAACCCGATACAAAAGTATTTTGATGAAGGCAATAATTGGTGGGATTTAAGTTATGCTATAGGCCACACTGATCAACTATTTGAAATGACTGATGTTAGCACTGGTGAATTTTTAGGTTATGATTATTTATGGTTTGATCAAAATGGCGTTCAAATAAGTTCGTCAGACGAAGATTATAGACGATTGCATTTTGGTAATATTGTTAATCAATTTAACGCCAATGAACTTGCGCAAATAGGTGACTTTACTTATTTATCAGCAATAGCATCATTAGATTACTATTTCTACAGAAAAAACATTTGGATTCATGGTTTTATAAACGCATTACCGTATCATAAATTGTTAGACGGTGATGAAAGATATTCTTATGATAATTTTATTGGTGATGACAAATGGTTAGATGTTCAGGGTGGTATTATATTTGGCTTTCGTATAAACAAATGGTTTGGGTTATTTAGTGAATATAATTACCAATCATATTGGGGCAAAGAATTACAAAGTATTAAAACAGGTATAAACATTAGATTATGATAGAATACATAAAGCATGCAACAGGTTTATGTGGTGAGCCACATGTAAGTTTATTATTAATTTTATTTGTTTATATAATAATTAATTTTAGGTATAATAAAATAAAAAAATATGACAAAGAATTTTAGCAAATCAGAATTTGAATCAAAGTGTGGTTGCGAAATGCCAGATGAGGTTTATGTAAATGTTGTAAAAGTAGCAAATCAACTACAATATTTAAGAGGTGAAATAGGAAAGCCAATAAGAGTAAATAGCGCATATAGAAGCCCAGAACACAATGCAAAAGTAGGCGGTGTATCTAAGTCACAACATTTATTAGGTAAAGCTGCGGATATAGCTGTAAAAGGAATGGCGACTGATGTACTATATCAATATATAGAAGATGCAATTAGTAATGGTGAAATGTTACAAGGTGGATTAGGTTTATACGATACGTTTGTACATTATGATATAAGAGGCACAAAAGCAAGATGGGACTACAGAAAAAATAAATAATTATGAGTAAAAAAAGTTTTAAAGATAGTACTGTTGGTAAAATTATTTTAGGCGCTGCAACAATGATAAATCCAACATTAGGTAACGTGTTACAAGGTGTTACAAGTCCAAAAGAGGCGCTAGCTGAAATTAGTAAATCTGGCATTTCTGTTGACGATAAAATTAAATTACAGCAAATGATATACGATCAACAAAACAAAGAAATGGAAGCTGTTACAGCGCGTTGGCAAGCAGACACTGGGGTAAATTCTGGTTGGCTTAGTAAAAACGTAAGACCACTAATTTTAATTTGGTGCATTGTAATATTTAGTTTTGCTGGTATTTTAGATAGTATTGAAGGCATTCCATTTCAAATTAATTCTTTATGGAATGATACATTTGAAAAAGTTATGATGGCTACAGTTTTAGCATATTTTGGTGGACGTACAAGTGAAAAAGCAATTAACAGTTTTAAAAAATAATGGCAAAAAGAAGCAAGCAAATTAACCCAATACAATACAGAAAAACGCCAAAAAAAAGACCAGGCATACATTCTAAAAACAAATCACAATCACAACGAAAAAAGAAGTATCGCGGACAAGGTAAACATTGACTTTTAAATTTTGTAAATTTGTAAAAAATCACCAATGGCTACACTTACAGGAACTAAAATTAAAGATACTTATGATGGTCTGTTAAAAGTATCAGACAATGTAGGTCTAAATTCTACAAAAAAAATAATTACTGACGGATTAGGTAATAATTCGAGTGTTAAAATATCTACAAGTGATTTTGAGGTTGGTGGTTTTTTCTACGTAGATATTGACGGTAATTTACCTGATTCTAAAATTGGTATTGGTACTAGTTCACCAAGTGAAACTTTACACGTAGTTGGTGACTTCCGTTTAACAGCAAGATTTTATGACGGTAGCAATTCAGCTGGTTTATCAGGACGTGTTCTTATGTCAACTGGAACAGCAACTAGTTGGTCAAACACCTTTACAACATCAATGACTTTTGATGCTGGCGTTATTATAAACGCTGGTATAAAAGATTATGCTGGATCAACTGGTACTGCTGGTCAGGTATTAAGTTCAACTGGTTCATCAGATGTTGAATGGGTTTCGCTTTCAGAAATACAGGGCGTTGACGGTTCTGGTACGGCTAATTATATTCCGATATGGACAGATTCTGATACGTTAGGTAATTCAGTTATATATCAATCTAGTTCTAATATTGGTATTGGTACGCTTTCACCTGGCTCTTATAAACTTCATGTATTTGGTGATTTTAAATTAAATTCTAATGGCAGTGGTTATATACAATCTGATTACGGTGATCACAGAATTTCAATATATGATTCAAGTAATAATGAAGTTATTCAATTTAAAGATTTGGACGGTAGTTCAGCTAATCAATTAGTAGTTGCGTCAACTGGTGTTGGTATAAACGTAGCTAATCCAAGTGAAAAATTACATGTATCAGGTAGTGCTAATGGAAATGTAAAAGTATTAATACAAAATAATAATACAGGAACTCACGCCTATGCTACCTTAGGATTTCAAAGTAATCAAAATCATTCAGTTCAACCAGCATTATTTTTAAACGGTTCTAATAATACTAATTATGCGGGTGCAAACTCATTGAATATGTATCAGCATGGTAATTTTCCTTTAGGATTTGTTACGAGTAATTTAATAAGAATGACAGTTGCTGGTGATGGTGCCGTTGGAATAGGAAATACTTCGCCTAGTTATAAATTATCTGTGTCAGACGATACAGATGGTTCAGTAAACATTTTTCAGTTAAGAAATGGTGATGCTACTTATTCACAATCATTTAGTTATGTTCTTGATACTTCTAAAAACCTAGTAATTACAGGTGCTTCTGGTGCTGGTGGAATAAGATATAATGTAGGAACTAATGGCTTTACAATAGCTGGTGGTTCTGTCGGAATCGGAACTACTTCGCCTAGTTCAGGTTTGCATTTATCAGGTGGCGACAATACAAAATCAAAATTTACCTTAACAAATACAGCACCACTTATAGACAACAGCTGGTCAATAAATCCAACCAATGGCACAAATTTAAGTTTAAATCAAGGTATAAGTAACAGAGTTACATTTATTGGTGGTGGTCAGCTTCAACTTAACGCATACGGATCAGGTACTTTTACTGGTACTACAACACAAAGATTAGGAGTTGATTCGTCTGGTAATGTAATTGAAATACCTATAGGAAGTGGCCCAGTTGACGGTAGTGGTTCTGCAAATAAAGTAGCAATTTGGTCTGATGCAGATACATTAACAAGTGATTCTAATTTGCACTGGGATAGCACTAATGATAGATTAGGCGTTGGTTTAAGCAATCCTAGTTACACAATACATATACCTGACGGAAGCAGTAACGCAAATCCTGATCATGCAATAGCCATAGGTAATGATGCTGATATAAAACTTTACCGCCACAGTAATACTGGCGTTAACGTAATTGAGGGTGATGGTCATTTAAATATAAGAACTAATACAATAACATTTCAAAATCAAGCTGGAACAGAAACTTTATTTAAAGGCGTTGCTGATGGTGCGTTTGAGGCATATTATAATAACTCTAAAGAATTAGAAACTATAAGTCAAGGTGTTAACATTAGGGTAAAATCTATTATTCCTAGTGCTGGTAACACAAACGGTGGTTATTGGTTATACGGTACTCATGCACATGGTTTTGTGTCTAATAGTAATGGTGATTTAAGAATTTTAGGGTTAACACCAGGTGGTCAAAAAGAAGTTTTAAGAAGCTACATAACAACCGCTAGCAGATTAGTTATTGACGGTAATAATTATTATAACGTTGGTATTGGAACAGGTACACCAAGTGAAAAGTTGCACGTAAGTGGTAACATAAAAGGAACTGGTAATGCTTTTTTTGGTTCAGGTGGTACTGGGACAACAGATGCTATTGTTAGTATTGACGGTGGTAGTGGAACAGGTGGCGAAGCATATTTAAGATTGATGAGAGGTGGTTCTTCAGGATTTATTTTAAATCACACTGCAAATGAAATACAAGTTAGAGCTACTGCTAATATACCTATGTTCTTTTATACAAACGACACTATTGGTATAAAACTTAACGCTAACAGTTCTGTAACTTTTTCAGAATATGGGTCTGGTACATTTACAGGCACTGCAACACAACGATTAGCTGTTGATTCTAGTGGTAATATTATAGAAGTACCTATTGGTAGTGGTGCTGTTGATGGAAGTGGTACTACTGGCTTTATAACTAAATGGACTGATGGTGATACTATTGGTGATAGTATATTAGAAGTAAACAGCGCTTTGCCAAGTGATGTTTTAATGCCACAATACATAAGACATGCTGGTGATACTAATACTTATTTTGGCTTTTATGACAATGATACTTTTTTATTAGCAACAAATAATAATGAAAGAATGCGTGTTACTGACGCTGGTAATGTAGGCATTGGAACTACTTCGCCTAGTGAAAAATTAGAAGTTGTAGGTAATATTATGGCAAACGTATCTAATACTGGTGGTTTTATGCTTACAGCTAATTCTGCTAGTGGTTTAGTAAGAAATAACGCTACTGGACTTGCTTTAAGAACAAACACTACTGATCGATTGATTATAGACAATTCTGGTGATGCAAGTTTTACTGGTGCTGTAACAGTTGAAGGTGGTATATTACATTTAGGCAAAGCAGATACATCATCTGGTCATATTAACGCTAAAGAGTTAATGACGTTTAACATTGACACAGACAATGATGACACTAACAGATATTTTGGTTGGTATACTAATGGTGAATCAGCTAGTGGTAGTGAGTTAATGAGATTAACAGAAGCTGGGTATTTAGGCATAGGTACTACAACGCCTAATAGATTACTTACTGTGGGTGGCACTTCACAATTTAATGATACAGCATATTTTGCAAATAGAGGTTTAATATCTTGGGGTTCTATGGGTGGAGGCACTGGTTTTGGTATTAGGGCTGAAAGTGGTAATGCATTAAGTTTAGGGGCTAATGGTACTTGGGACTATTTAATAATTGATACAAGTGGCAATGTCGGAATAGGGTCAAGTTCGCCTGGTGAAAGATTACAGTTACAAGTTAATGATGACACTTTTAATGACATTAACATTTTAAATATAAAAAGGGTTTGGTCAACCGCATCAACTTCAGACAGATCGCATGGAATAAAATTTAGTGATTACAATTCTACAAACGCACTTATATATGTTGATAGAACTAATTCTGCCACTAATTACAATAGTGATTTGTTATTTTTAACAAATTCAGGTTCAAGTGGTACAAATTTATCAACTAAAATGATTATTACTAGTGGTGGTAGCATAGGTGTCGGTACTTCTAGCCCCAATGTTAAATTTGAAATTTCAGACGCTACTAGTCCAATTTTAAGGTTGCATAATACAACATCAAATGGCGCAAATTCTGGTACTATTCAATTATACGAATCAAATACTAATTACGGTGCTTACCTTACATATAATGGTGACGCTAATGTTTTTCAAATTGGTACTAGAGTAAACGGCACTAATCATTCACGTGTGCAAATAGCTAGAGATACTGGTACTGTTAGGTTTAATGCATACGGTTCTGGCGCTTTTACAGGAACAGCTACACAACGTTTAGCTGTTGACAGTTCTGGTAATATAATCGAAGTAGCTATTGGTTCTGGCGCAGTTGATGGAAGCGGTGCTGCAAACAAGTTAGCAATATGGTCTGACGCTGACACACTTACAAGCGACACTAACTTGCACTGGGACACAACTAATGACAGATTAGGTATTGGGACTGCTACGCCTAGTGTTTTATTAGACATATTAGGAAGTGGGGAAGAATGGCTTAGAATAGTTGGGGGAAGTTCAAATATTAATGGGATACGACTTGGAAGTTCAAGTGGTTCAAGACAAAATGTTTTTTACAGAAATAGGAGTAATGACTTACTTACTATCAGGGCTGGTATAGATGATTCTGACATACAAATTATTGCTGGTGGAAGCGCAAATGAAATTATGCGATTTGATGGTACTAACTCAAGAGTAGGTATTGGAACTACTTCGCCAAGTGATAAATTAGAAATTGCTGGTCTTACTAACTACACAGGCCTAACATTAAAAGGAACAGGCGCGTCAAGACCAGCGCTTACATTTAAAAACGTAAATCAAAGTTATTTAGGTGCTATTTATGGAACAGAAAGTAATAGTTTAATTTTTGAATCAGGTGGGGACGGCACAACTGGTGTTGTAGCTATGACAATTAAATCTGACGGCAAAGTTGGAATCGGTACTACTTCGCCTTCTAGTACATTAACTGTTGATGGTACAGTTGAAGTACAAAACAATGCACTTTCTTTAAGAGATACTAGTAGCAATCTACAAATAAAAATACAACCTAGTGTTGGTGGTAATGGCAGAATAATGGCTCACAATACTAACATGGGTACAAACCAAAATTTAGATATAAAAGCTACACAAATAGATTTATATTCTGGTTCAATTTCAGGTAGCGCAAATGTATCTACTCTTTTATTAGATTCATCTAACAACGCAACTTTTGCTGGTAGTATTGTTATGGGTGGCGCAACATTAGCTAATAGCTATATGATAGAAATGATCCCAACTGGTGGTAATATATTAAGAAGCACAAGGGGTACTTCAGTTTTTGGTTCTTATCAAGTTACTAATGGCGCTATATATTTAGGTGCTACTTCAAATGATGCTTTAAATATAATTACAAATGATACTCCACGTATTCATATCACTAATGGTGGTAATATCGGTATAGGCACTACTTCACCTGTAAACAAACTAGATGTTAATGGTATTATTGCTGTAAATCAGACAGCTGGTGGTAATGCTGGTATAAAAATTATTACAAAGAATGATGCTGAAGCATTTTTAATCATGGGTGACCCTGATGACAATTCTATGGGTGGTATTGCATATAACAACAATACAAATAGTTTATCAATTGATTGTAATAATGCTGAAAGAATTAGTATAAATTCTAGTGGTAACGTAGGTATTGGAACTACTTCACCATCACATCTTTTAAGTATTGGCACAGAAGGTAATGCAAGTGGCAAAAAATTAACATTTTATTTAGATGGTTCTGACGGTGATTATGCTGGTATTGGCGCACAAAGAGGTGAAACCAATGTTTATTGTTCGTCAGAAATTCGTTTTATAAATGAAAGTAATTCTAGTGGTTCTGGTGCAATGTCATTTAACACTGGATTAAACACATTAAATGAAAGAATGCGTATTACTAGTGCTGGCAATATTGGAATTGGAACTACTTCACCTTTAGGTAAGTTAGATATTGTTGGAAACACAGATGATAATACTAATTTTTTAACAATTCAAGATAACGATACTTCAGCAAATTCACACAGACCAAGTATAAGGTTTAGATCAAACACAGCTCAAATTGGACAAATTGTAGGTTTAAATGCTGGAATGAGATTTTCTGTAGGTGCTGGAGAAACTTCATTTTTAGAGATTAGAAATACTGGAAATATAGGTATCGGTACTACCGCACCAGTAGGTAAACTACAAGTTGTTGATGGTGATATTAGGGTAACAACATCAAGTTCATTTTCAAATTTAATAAGTAGTAGGGCAGCAAACCCAAATGCTAACGGTTATAATTTAGGTGGGTTGTTATTTCAAGCGTATTCTACTATGACTAATTACACAACTGGTGCTGCTATATACGCGTATGCCGATGGGGCTGCATGGACATCTAGTAGCGTACCATCATATTTATCATTTCACACTGCATCAAGTGGTTCTGCAACTACAACAGAAAAAATGGTAATAAAAAATGATGGCAAAGTTGGAATAGGAACTACTTCGCCAGAATCTACGCTTGATATTAGAGGTTCAGGTGGTTATTTACAATTAACTAGTACAGCTGCAGTTGGTTCAATAAAATCTGATTATAATTTACAATTATTTGCAGACCCTGAAGACGACAATAGTAGTGGTTACCAAAATATTCAGTTTTTTACAGCTGGTTCAAATGAAAGAATGAGGGTTGGCTATAACGGTAATATTGGAATAGGGACTACTGCGCCAATAACTAAAACTCACATTAAAGGTAATGGGCTTACTGTTGAAGAATCTTCTGCGGGCAGAAAGATACAAATTATTGCGCCAGTTTCAGGAGTAGATTCAAAGATACGAACTAATGCAACTAGTGCTGGATTTATATTTCAAAACAACCCAAGTGGTGATGGTTCTACATTTGTAGATTTAATGGCAATAGGCAGTTCAGGCGTTACAACTTTCACTGGTAAAATAGATATAAATTTAAGTTCTGAGGGAACTTATTTTGTTGGTGGTTCTGGCGGTTTAAGAAGATTATCAATTACTAGTGGCACAAACACTTCTGCTGGCGCTTTACATACTTTTAATATCGCATCAAGTAATGGTAAATATAAATTTGATATTAATGGAACTGAAAAATTTTCATTAGATAGTACAACTGCTACTTTTGCTGGTAACGTAACAACAACTGGTGTTGCTTATACTGATTATGTACAAACAAGAAGTGGTACTTCTATTGATTTTAGGCATCAAGATGCATCAGTTATTATGAGAATTGATACTGATGATGCAAGAGTTGGTATTGGAACAACTTCGCCTACTTCTAAATTAGATGTTAAATCTAGTGGGTCAAATATTGACGAAATATCTTTAACACATTCAGGTAACACAGTAAAAATAGCTTCTCTTGGTCAAGAATCAGGACACGGAAGTTTAGTGTTACGAAATAACAGTGGCACAATACAAACTAGGTTAAGTGCTGGTGGCAATAATTCTTATATTTTAAATTCTAATTTGGGAATAGGAACTAGTTCACCAACTGGTAAACTTAATATAGTTCAATCATCAACAACAGACCCAGCATTAAGATTAACTGATGACGGAGTAGCAAGTTATGATTTTACGTTTCCAGACACATCAACTATTCAATTAGGGACAAACACAACAAGCGATAAAACTTTTAAATTAGTAAATGCTGGTAGTGGTAATTTAAATATTTCAGTTGATAACGCAACTTTAAAATCTACTGCGCCTGAACTTTTATTTTCTGAAACTGGTAGTGGCACTTCTAATAGAATATATGCTGATGGTGGCAATTTACATATTGATATAGACAATACAGCTAACGATAGTGGCAATTTAAAATTATTACATCAAGGGACACAATTTGCAGTGTTTAAAGGCAGTACAGGTGCTTTAGGTATTGGAACTACTAGTCCAGCCACTAAATTAGACGTAGTAGGTAGTGCAACTTTTACAGGCACAGTAACTGCTGGCTCTTATTTTCTTGGGGATGATGCTTCAATCTCATTAGCAACCACGGGTTCAGGAACTGTATTTTTAAGACCTAATGGACAAACTACATCAGGTCAAATGAAAGTTGAATCAGATGGAAACGCAACTATTGCTGGGGACGTGATTATGTCAAAATCTGCTGGACCGACATTAAACATGAATACTAATACAGCGGGTAATACTTCAAAAATTTTATTACACGAAGGTACTACTGCAAGCCCCGCAAATGGTGCATCTATAAGATATGACGGCTCTGCTAATACATTTAAAATTGGTGTTGGTGCAAATGTAAATACAACAAGATTAACAATAGACAGAGCAACTGGACTTGCGACTTTTGCAAATAATGTAACTTTATATTCAAGGTTAACTTTTGATTATGGTGGTGATCATTACCTTGAAGCTGGTACAAATAGTTTAGCTTATAAAAATTCTAGTGGTGCTGTTGTAATGACGCTTAATGCTAGCACAAAAGATGTAAGTTTTGCATCAAACATACAAGTTTATGGTTGGATAAAAGGTGCAAGTGATACAAATACACTTTATTCTGCTACAAGTTTAGGAACTTATTTGCAATCTCCAACAAATAGTGGAACAGGTGGTAATATATATTTTAGAAATTTTAGTGGTACAGTTTTTCAAACATTTAGTCAAGTAGATGGTAGTGCAACTTTTACTGGTGACATAACTATTGACGACAGTAATGCCACGTTAAATTTATTATCAGGCATAAATGGTAATAGTACAATTAATTTTGGTGATCCAGCAGACAACAATCCAGGCCAAATAATATATAGACATAATGGTAACAGCATGTCATTTGATACAGCTGATAATGAGCGTATGCGTATTGATATGAATGGTAATATTGGCGTAAATACAACATCGCCAGGTGTAAAATTTGACGTAATACATTCTGACACTGGCGCTGGTTATAGTGATGGGGTCGCAAGATTTCACAATAATACATCTAGCGTAATGGGTGGCGCTGCTGTTTTAAATGTTCGTAATTCTTATAATGCTGGGTTTGGAGGGTTAATAAAATTTTGGTCAACAAGCATTATGTCTAGTGTTGGTAATATTTCATTTAACAGTGATAGAACAGCTGTAAATTATAACACTACATCAGATTATAGATTAAAAGAAGATTATAAAGATTTTAACGGATTAGACATAACATCTAAAATTAAAGTTTACGACTTTAAATGGAAAAATAAGGATCACAGAAGTTATGGTGTAATAGCGCATGAATTAAATGATGTAGTGCCTAGCGCGGTAACAGGTGAAAAAGATGGTCAGGATATGCAAGCTGTTGACTATTCTAAATTAGTTCCGTTATTGTTAAAATCTGTACAAGAATTAAAAGAAGAAAACCTTGCTTTAAAAGCTAGAGTAAACGCACTAGAAAAAAATTAAATTAGTATATTTGTAAAAAATAAATATTATGGCAAACACATACTCATGGGATATACCCGCTGTAGATTGCAGACCAACAGAAGGTGATTTGTCAACTGTTGTTTATAACGTTCATTGGCGTTATAATGCAGATGATGGTAAGGGTAACACCGCTACGATTATTGGAACACAAACAGTTGGTTCGCCTGATCCTGAAAATTTTAAACCTTTTGCAGATTTGACCAAAGATATTGTTGTATCTTGGATTGAACCTGAAATGGATATGGCAGAAATGAAATCTAACGTTGACGCACAAATAGCGGAAAAAGAAAACCCAACAACAGAAACCTTACCATTACCAAGTGATAATGGTGGCGAATAATTAATAATTTAACAAACAGAAAAATGGCACAATTAGAAGAACAAGAGTTCGAGAAATTAAAACAACAAGAAGCTAGTAAAAATGCAATATTATTTGATATTGGTGCAATGGCTACACAAACTAAAAAACTACATAAAGCGTTTGAAAATCTGGAAAATGATATGCAAACCTTTCGTGAAGAATTAGTAGCTAAGTACGGTAAAATTAACGTTGATTTAAAAGACGGTTCATTTGAATTAGTTGAAGAAGAAGTTAAAGAGTAATGGCATTAATTAATGGAACATCTTTTGCGTTGTTTCATAATGGTAATATTCTAGGACATTCTACTGAAACTAAATTTAAATTAAATGTTGATTTACCTGAATCTACAACAAAAGCGTCAGCTGGCTTTCAAGAAGTTATAGCTGGTGTGCGTTCTGGCACAATAACTGCTTCAGCATTAACAGATTACAGTGATACTTTAAATTTTGAGCAATTAGCTGACATGGTTTTAACGCGTCAGCAAAGTGAGTTTATATTTGAACAATCTGCATTTGAGGGTTTATTTTTAACTGGTAACGGCATTATTATTAATGTAGATGAAATTGCTGAATCTGAAAATGTTGTTAGTTTTGACGTAGAAATACAGCTTACTGGATTATTTAGTTTGCAAGATGAATCAAGTGGTAGATATTGGAATACAACAGATGTTTTTTGGGAAAATGCTAACTTTGAATGGCAACTTGCATAATAAAAAAAATCGTATATTTGTAACATATTTAATCATTAAAAAATAAAAAATGGCTACAACATCAGTATTTAATGGAACTAATTTACTTTTAAAGATTGAAACTGTAACACTAGGACACACAACTAGTTGTTCACTCACATTATCTAATGACTTACCAGAGGCAACAACAAAAAATTCAAACGGATTTCAAGAGGTTATTGCTGGTGTTATAAGTGGTGAAATTTCTTTTGAAGGATTGGTTGATTATAGTGATAGTGCTAACGCAATACAAATGGCGGATTATTTATTGGCTAGAACTCAATTGACATGTGTTTTTGGAACTGCTGAAACTGGTGATGCTGTATATACAGCTGAAGGGTTTTTAAGTTCTTTGGAGCAGTCAGCTGAAATGGAAAGTCCAGTATCTTATTCAGGATCAATTACGTTAACTGGCGCGATTACAAAATCAACTAACTAATAGTTAAAAAATGGCAAACAGAAAAAGAGGTTATTACTCAATAAAATTGGGTGGTCAAAGTCGTACAATGCATTTTTCAATGAATTTTTGGACGAACTTTACAGATATTTTAGAAATACCTATTGATAAGATAGGCGAAGTATTTCAAAATGGTATAAATTTATCAACTATAAGAGCGCTAATTTATTCAGCGCTCTTGGCGTTTGACCAAGAAAATAACAACGAAATAAATTACAATATCTATAGCGTTGGTGCTTGGCTAGATGAAATGCCAGCTGAAAAAATAGAGGACATTGTCAGTGCAATGATGGAATCTAAAATTCTTGGCAATGATTTAAATGTTGGTATAAAAAGAACAGTTGCAAAAACTACAAAAAAGGGAAAGTAAAAAAGTCCATTAGTTGGGACGATTTGTTTGATTATTATATAGGGCAAATTGGAATTACGCCAAATGACTTTTGGACTAACACTTGGAAAGAAAATCAACTTCTTGGCGAATCGTATCAAATCAAACAAAACTTAGAGTGGGAGCGCACACGTTATATAGCAATGATGCTATTTAATACTAACGTTGATAAACGTGCTAACATGATTACGCCTGACAAATTATTTCCATTACCACAAGATGTTTATTTAGAACGTGGTAAACCAAAATCTACACGTGAACAATACGAAAAATTTAAAGAGAAAATTAAGAAAATAAGTAATAAAAAATAACTGTTATGTTTTTTGTATTTTTGTCTTAAATCTTTCTTATGGCAACACAACCCCTAAAAGTTAAAATTAATGGTGATGCTAGTGGCTTAAATAAAGCTATGGCAAGCGCACAGGGCAAGCTAAAATCTTTTGGAAGTAAATTAAAAGGACTTGGCAATTCTTTACAAGCTATTGCAATTCCTATGGGTCTATTAGGTGGCGCTGGTGTAAAAATGGCATTGGACTTTGATAAGTCAATGACTAAAATAAAATCATTAGTTGGTATTGCGGGTGATGAAGTAGATAAAATGGGTGAAAGCGCTAGAAAAATGGCGCTAGCTACTGGTATTTCAAGCCAAGAAGCTGGTGATGCATTATTCTTTATAACTTCAGCTGGTTTGCGTGGTTCTGATGCTATGGAAGCATTAGAAATAGCAACAAAAGCAGCTGCTTCAGGATTAGGCGAAACTAAAACAATTGCTGACTTAGCAACATCTGCAATGAATGCTTATGGATCACAAAACATGAGCGCAACGGATGCTACAGATGTTTTAACTGCTGCTGTTAGAGAAGGTAAATTAGAATCTAGCGAACTAGCTGGTGCTATGGGTGGTGTTATACCCATTGCATCAAACATGGGTGTCGAGTTTCATGAAGTTGGTGCTGCAATGGCAGCTATGTCAAGAACAGGAACAAATGCAGCTGTTGGCGCGACACAATTAACAGCAATTCTTGCGTCATTAAAAAAACCAGCAGATCAAGCTGTACAATCATTAGCCAATATGGGTTTAAGTACAGATCAAGTTCAACAAAGTTTAGCTGAACAAGGTTTAATGGCTACATTAGAAATGTTAAAAAACAGAACACAAGAATTTGGTGTTGATATTTCTAGTATATTTCCAAATATAAGAGCGCTAAAAGGTGTTATGGATTTGACTGGTGCTGGTATGGAAGATGCTAAAGGTATTTTTGATTCACTATCTAATAGCGCTGGCGCAACTGCTAAAGCATTTGACACTACTTCAAAATCAGCAAGTTTTCAATTTCAAGCTGCACTAAATGGCGCAAAAGAAACTTTAACTAGTTTAGGTCAACAATTATTAGTTGCAGTTGTGCCAGCAATACAAAAAGCTGTTGGTTTTGTAAGAAATTTACATAATAGATTTAAAGAATTAAGCCCAAGCACACAAAAGCTAATATTAGCTTTAAGTGGTGTCGCTGTTGCATTACCTACAATTATAACTTTAATTGGTGGGCTGACAACCGCATTAAGTGTTTTAATTTCGCCAATTGGTTTAATTGCAGCTGGCCTTGCAGCTGTAGCTTTTATTATACATAAAAACTGGAATGAAGTTTTGCCAGTAGTTGTTGGTTTATTTAATCAGTTTGTAGATTTATTTAATTCATCAGTGTCTTTAAGAATAGCAATTGCAGCTATTGGATCAGTTTTTAAATCAGTATTTATTGCAGCAAAAGCACAGATAATGCAATTTGTAAATATTTTTAAAACTATGTGGAAGGTAATTAAAGAGTTTTCACAAAAAGGTTTTAAAGGTAGTTTTGGTGATATATTACAAGAAGGTTTTGACAATGGCAAAACAATTGCAACTGATGCTGCCGAAGATATTGCAACAGAATTTACAGATAGTTACACAAATGCTTTATCTAGTAAATTAGAACATAAAACAGTAGAACAAGTTCAAGGAAGTTTGAATAATGTAGTTGACAAGTTTAAAGGATTTGGCAACAATTTAGTTAACAATATGTTTACTGGTGGTACTAGTGGTGGTGGTGGTGAAGAACCTACTAATGAAGATCAACCATCTGTTTTAAGTCAAGTTGTAGGAAGCGATGAAGATGAGCAAATGGTAAACGAAAAAGTTTCTAGGTTTTTAGAAACTATGAATAATTTAGGTTTAAGTGTGCAATCAATTATGTCGGCAGTTGGTGATTCGCTTATGGGAGCATTTACAGCTATGTTAGATGGTCAAAATTTTGTAAAAGTATTAGGTAATGCTTTAAAACAAATTATAAAACAATTAATAGCAGCGGCATTGGCAGCATTAGCATTATCTACTATATTAGGTGGTTTGGGTATTGGCACATTTAAAGGTGGCGGTACTGGTTTTAAAGACATATTTGGTAAACTTTCTGGGTTTGGTAAATTTGCTAACGGTGGTATTGTAAGCGCACCAACAATGGGTCTTATGGGTGAATACCCTGGAGCAAAATCTAATCCAGAAGTTATTGCGCCATTAGATAAACTAAAAAATATGATTGGCAATACAGGTGGCGCACAACAAGTGCAAGTTGGCGGTTCATTTGAAATACGAGGGCAAGATTTGGTTGTAGCATTAGAAAGAGCAAACAGTACACGTAATAGATTAATTTAATGGCATACGGTCTTAAATATAAATTAGAATTTAGTGATGTCTTAACCAAAGGTAAAAAAATAGAAATTTGGAAGGACAATTATACAGGTAGCGTTTTACCTATGGTTGGGCAAGCCGAACCAGTTGTAATAAAATGGAATGCTAATGACGATCCATACAATTCACCTATAATAGGATCAGTTTGTACGTTAAATTTATTTACTACTGATACTGTTACTTATGATGATTTTTATGAACATGATGAGCGTGAATATAAAGTAAAAATTTCATATAAAGATAGTTCAAATGTTTATAGGACTTATTGGATGGGTTGGTTGGTTGTTGATAGATTTAAAGAACAGTATAAAGCTAATCCTGTTGCATTTAGTTTAAATGCTTATGACGGTTTAGGAACACTTGATAATTTTGATGCGCCAATAGGAACTAATCCATTTAATGAAGCTACTGGATTAGCAAATAGAACAAGAATTGCCACAATACTTGCTAAACTTAATTTAGGTTTTGATATATATGTACAGGCAGATTTATGGCAAGCAACATTTGGAACACCTACATATCCAATGCTTAAAAAAGTAATGCAAGAATCACTAATTACAAATGGCCGTAATGAATTACTTAATAAATTTGATTTGCCAACATGTAAAAAACAATTAGAAGCAATTTTAAAAAATTATAATTGTCGTATTTTTCAATCGTATGGACGTTGGTATATTGTAGAAAATTCTAACATATTTGACGCAAATGTTAAATCTACAATATTTAGTTCTGCAACTGGTGGCACAACACCAACAGGCATAAGATCAAGCATAACATCACAATTAGTAAGTGCTAGTGCTGAAGTAATACAAACAGACATATATAATTCATCTGGCGTATATCAATCAAGCACTAATGAATCTTTATTAAAAATAGTGCCTACTAGTTTAAAAAATGTTAATGGCGATTTAACAAGGGAATACATACAACCAATAAATGAATCTAAATATAAATTTACAACAACACAAAATAATTGTTATTCTTATACTAGAAATATTGGTTTTGAATATGGTAGTTACGGGTGGATTTTTACAAGTTACGCAACATTGGTTACTGATGATTTTTCACAACAAGGACGTAAAGCTGCAAAATTAGTAAATGCACCAACTTCTGGAGAAACTTTAATTTTTAATTCTGACTATGTTGGTCAAACAGCTAGATCATGGAATCATTATTATACTGGTGTAAGCGCACAAGTAGGTGTTTTTGTTGAAAAAAATGAAAACAGTGTAAGTAATTTTCAAATACAATTTAGAATAGTTGTTAGTGCGCCCCCTAACTTTAAATATTGGGACGATGAAAACAGCACATGGACCAACACAAGTACGACAATTACAAGGTCAATTGAAGTTTTTAATAATTGGCAAACTATTAATGTTAGTTTTGATGGCACTGGTTATCCAACAAATTTAACAAATAATCAAGTTGGTATTCAAATTTTAAATTGTACTTATTCTGGAACTGGTGTTGACGATATATATTTTGATAATGTAGGAATTATAGGTAATTATTTTAGACCAAGTGGCACACCTACAGCGCCAAATGACAATAGAAATATACCTAGTTCATATATAGAATTTGCAAAAAGAACAACAGCAAATAATGTTTATAGTGATGAAAAAATTATAACAGGCACATATTATTTTAGCACTGGTAATGGAATACCGACACTATATGCATATAAAAGAACTAGGGACACACAATTAAAACCAATGTATCATAGGCATTTACAAAACATAATGAATGATTACAGAGAGTTTTTGGTAAGATATGAAGGCACTTTTAGGAATATGGAAAATGATCCTGTAAGCATGCACAATAGAATATGGTTTAATTTTGGAACGTCAATAGCCCAAGACCCACAAAGTTGCTATATTGATGGATTAACATATAATGTAAAATCAGCAAACGCAAAAGTTATAGCCCACTTGCCAAATGACGATGATGATTTAAGTTGTGATTTTAGAATTACGTCAGAATAATCTTTGCTTTCCTTTTCTGTTTGCAAGAAGCCGTCACAGTTAATTTAATTGTGGCGGTTTTATTTTTAAAATATTTTTTTTGTTTTATTGAAAATAAATTTTAACTTTGTTTAAATATTAAAAATAATTTATGATTGAAAAAGCATTTAAAGGCGATCTTAAACGTCTTAGGTTGAAACGATACGATGTTTGTGAAATGCTACATTGTACAATGCCAACATTAAAATCAAGAATAAACAAACCAGAAACTTTTACTGTTAACGAAATTGTTTTGTTAAAAGACAACGGTTTTAGTTTATTATATAATAATTTGTTAAATATATTAAAATGAAAAAAATAAAAATACATGGGAAGGATTACATTGAGGTAAATGAACGCGTCAAATATTTTAGAGATAATTATGACGGTTATTCTTTAACATCAGAAGTAATAGAAAAAACTTCAGAATCAATTATGATACAGGCAACAATTAAAGACAAAGAGGGTTTTGTTATTGCTTCGGGAATTGCTGAAGAAATAAAAAGCAATAGTGGTATAAACAAAACATCTTACGTTGAAAATTGTGAAACCTCTGCATGGGGTAGGGCTTTGGGTAATTTTGGTATTGGTATAGATACTAGTATTGCCAGTGCTAATGAAGTTGCTAATGCTGTTGCAAATCAAGATGATAGGCAATGGCTTACTGAAAGCCAATTTCAGTCAACATTAAAAGGCACTAAAAAGAAAGCAGAAAATGTTTTAAAGAAATTTAAAATGAAAAATGAGTACAAAAATAAAATTATAAACCAATTTAAAATTAAATAATATGTCAGAAAAAAAATCAATTTACGTTAACGGTGTAAGGTTTTTTAAACCTAATGAAAATGCACCTGAAAATTTAGTTGCTAATGTTTTGATTACACCAAAATTATTAGGCGAATCTTTACGTCAAGATGAAGTAAAGGACGCTAAGGGCGAATATCAAGGCAATAAGCAATACCGCGCTACATTATGGAAAAATAGTGACGGTAGTTATAGCATGAGTTTTAATACTTATAAAGCTGAAAGCAAAGTTCAGCAAGCAGAAGAAAGTGGCGATGACTTGCCATTTTAGTTTTAACAAAAGGGTGGCTATTAGTCACCCTTTTTAATTAATAAATTATGGGAAAAAGTAAAGTAATAACACCAAAATATTATAATGGTTTAAATGATTATACAGCAAAAGAAGTTGTAGATAATTTTGAATTAAACTATCATTTAGGTACTGCATGTACTTATATATTAAGAGCATATAAAAAACATGATACGCCAAATGAAGATTTACAAAAAGCAATAGATCATTTAACTTTTGAATTAGAGCGAATTGAATACATACAACAATATAATAGGAATCGTGATTTTAAAGATCATATTGTTTTAAATGCAGCAAAAAAAAGAATAGAACAATTAAAAAACCCAGCTACTTATATAGAATAATTATGAAAAATAATAAATTTAACGGGTCAACTGAAGCATTAACTTTTTTACATTATAGAGTTGAGGCATTAGTTAAAGAAAATAAAAGGTTAACAAATAAATTAAAAAAATGTCAAAATGAAAACAGTAAGGGATAGCAACGAAGAGTATCATTCTAGTCCAGGTATAAGTGCCTCTGGGTTAAAAATGATATATAAAGAATCTGTAAGTAAATATTTAAAGCGCAAACCATTTGAATCAAAATCAATGGCATTAGGTACTGCTGTACATTCTGCTTTATTAGAACCAGATGAATTTAGTCGAGAATATTTAGTGTTACCTAAAATAGATAGGCGAACAAAAGACGGTAAAAATGAATATAATAATTACATGAGTAAGGCGAACAACAAAACTTTGTTAGCATCAGAAGATTATAATATTATAAATGAAATAAATAAAAATTTAAAAAAAAATAAATTAGCTAAGTTTTATTTAGAAGGTCAAAAAGAAATATCACATTATGGTCAATACAATGGTGTCGAAGTTAGAGTAAGGCCAGATGTTATAAATATGCATAGGGGATATATCGCAGATGTTAAAACATGTAGAAATAATTCACCTAAAAATTTTAAAAATGATGTGTATAAATACGCATATCATTTACAGGCGGCATTTTATATGGATATGATTGATGGTATTGACCATTTTAAATTTGTTACTGTAGAAACTGTTTATCCTTACACTGTTGAGGTTTACACGTTAAGTGAAGAAATGATTGAGCAAGGACGTAATGCGTGGAAGCAAGCATTTAGTGATTATGAAATGTATTTAGAAACTGGTGTTGTTCCAAGTTATAATTGGTATCAATACGCTAACGATGGAAGTTATTTATTATGAAACATTATAGAGATATTGTCGAAAAATATTACAGCATTGACATTGCTGAAAAAAACAGAAAATTAAAATATGTATATGCGCGTGCAATTTATTTTTATTTATGTGATAAATATTCAAAAGCGCATAGGACAGAAGTTGCTGAATCTATAGACAGGCATAGGTGTACTGTTTTGCATTCTTTAAAAACATTTCCATATATGTTAAAGCATGACAAACAATTAAAAATGGATTTATATTTAATAAAACAATTAGCAAATATTAAAGATACTAAGCGTCAAATGTCTATAAAAAAATTAGTAAATGCTTACAACAATTTATTAATAAAATTTGATGTTTTAAAAGCATTATACGACAAAGAAAAAAATAAACAGTAAATTTAAATGAAAGCTAACCCGTTTTATAGATATTTAACAAAAGAAGATAAATTACAACATCGGATCATTAGCTATTTAAAATATCAGTACCCAGATTTATTACTGGCACATGTACCTAATGAGGGTAAGCGCAGTATTTTTGAACGATTTAAATTTAAATATTTAGGCGGTTCATCTGGCATTCCTGATCTTTTAATATTTAAAAAAAATAAATATTACTGTGGACTTGCAATTGAATTAAAAGTTGGTTATAATAAACCAACGGCAAACCAAAAAGCATGGATTGATAATTTAAATAAAAATAATTGGTTAGCAATTTGGGTTAACGATTATGACAAATGCATTGAAATAATAAAAAAATATTTAAAAGATGAGCAAATTTAATTACGTGTATTTTGATTCTGATAATCAAAAAGTCAGATGGACACAAACCGTTACTGAAGACATTGATATAACATATAATTTTATCGGGAAAATGACGAGGGTTGAATTTGATCTATTAGTTGAAGTGTTATGGGAAGTTTTTGAAGACAAAGACATACCATTAAAAGATTTTATGAAATATTACAATGATATTAGACATTTTTGTGATAAGATTAAAATTATATTAGAAAAATAAATGAAAATAAATAAAATAATAAAACCAAAACGATTTGCGCGTTTTGTAATAATCCCGTCTGCAATATTTAGGCATAAAAACATAAGCGCCGCTTCTACTGGATTATATTGTTGGTTATTTTCACATGACGAAAAACAAGAAATGACATTTAAATTTATTTTAAATCATTTTAGCAATGGGCGTGATGCTTTACAAACATGTATAAAAGAATTATCTACAATTGGTTTTTTGATACGTGAACAAGTTAAGGTTGACGGAAAATTTAAAGGTTATAATTACATACTAAATGACATACCGCTAACTGGAAAACCGTTAACTGGAAAACCGCTAACTGGAAATCAACAACAAAGTAATATATATATAGATAATATATATAATAATAAAAGTAATATAAAACCAAATGCTAAAAATTACGCTAAAATAGTCACTGACGCATTTGATTATTTTGTAGAATTATTTCCAGTTAAAAACCGCCCTACTACAAAAACTAATATTGATAGATGGTTAGATACATTAGATAAAATTCATCGCATTGATAAATATGATTTGCGTGAGGTATATTTAAAATGTAAAGAATTAAGAAATGATCCTTTTTGGGAAACTAATTTTCTATCATTAGTAAAATTAAGAAATTATAATCGCGAAGGAATTAGATACATAGATTACTTTATGTATAAAGCAAAACCAAATGTAAACAACATAAGAAAAAAAATACCAGGCGCTATAAAATTTTACAAATACAATGATCCGTTAGGTAAAAAATTAGTTGGTGTTAAAACTATAAATGGTGATATTGATTATGATATGTTAAAAACAATGTTATCTGCAAATGATCTGAAAATATTATTAAATGATTAAAAAAGGTCAAGTTTTTACGTTAGATAATTTAGAACAAAAAATTGTACTTACAATTGCAACCGAAAGACAATTAAATAAAGAAAAAACAGGTTGGAATGGTTATAGAACTGTAGCAAAAACTAATAATGTAGAACTAAATAAAGTTGGTTTTGGTGCTGAATTTATATTTTGTAGAGAATTGAACTTATTTCCAGATTTTACTATTCTTAATACTAGTAAAACATTAGGGACAGATAAATATGATTGCATATATAAAAATTTTACAGTAGATGTTAAAGTAAATAGAAACGTAAATAATCCTTTTATGATCCCAGAATATGCTAAAACAAATTGCAATTTATTTGCTCTTTTTGTTTGTAAATTTCCAAAATACAGATTTGAAGGTTTTGCAACTAACCAAATGATATTTCAAAATAAAAACTTAAAAATGACAAGAGTTAAAGCGTATGTGCTAGAAAAAAAATTGTTATTAGATTATAACGATTTAAAATTATAAATTTATAAAAACAAATAAAATGATTGAGGAATTAAGTAACTTGGGAATTAAAATAAAAAGACAATCTGGTGAATATAAAACAACATGTCCAAAATGTAGCGATACAAGAAAAAACAAAAAGGACAAGTGTTTATCTGTTAACATCACCAGAGGTATCTACAATTGTCATAATTGTGGATGGTCAGGATCAGTCCAAAAGTTTTCTGCAAAACCTGACTATATTATACCAGTTAGAGAAAATGTACAAATCAACAACCGCATTTTAAATTGGTTTTCTGATCGTAAAATTACTGAACCTACATTATTACATTGGAAAATAGGGGAATCACTAGAATACATGCCACAGGTAAACAAAAAAAGGCGTGTAATAAATTTTAATTATTACAGGGAAAATAAACTTATAAACACAAAGTTTAGAGATAGTGAAAAAAACTTTAAGATGGTTTCTGGTGCTGAATTAATATTTTATGGATTAGACAACATAAAAGAATTAGATATTGTTTACATAGTTGAGGGTGAAATTGACGCATTAAGTTTACATGAAGCTGGACTTTATAGTGTTTGTAGTGTGCCAAATGGCGCTAGTAAAGGCAATCAAAAATTAGAATACCTTGACAATTGTTATAAATATTTTGAAAATAAAAAAACGATAGTTATATGCACTGATAATGACGCACCTGGTCTAGCGTTGAGAAATGAATTAGCTAGGCGTTTTGGTTTTTATAAATGTAAATATGTGGATTTTGGTGAATTTAAAGACGCAAATGATGTATTAGTAAATGCTGACAAAGAAACTTTGCGCAATATTATTTCAAATAATAAAAGTTTTCCGTTAGAAGGTATTTTAAATATAGACAACATTTGGAACAGTGTTTTAAATTATAATGAAAATGGTTTAAAAAATTATTCAATTGGTATGGGTAATTCAGATAATTATTTTAACCTAGCATTTGGCGAATGGACTGTTGTGACTGGTATTCCTAATAGCGGTAAATCAGATATTGTCGATCAAATATGCTGTAATTTAGCTACTAAATATGGTTTTCGTTGCGCAATGTTTGCACCAGAATCATTTCCGTATGAGGGTCACATAAAACGTATTGCAAATAAATTAAACGAAAAAAATTGTGATAATAATGATTTAAACAATACAAAAGATTTTATTGAAGAACATTTTCATTGGGTAAAAATAGATTTGGAAAACCTAACGTTAAAGGGCATTTTGGACGCATTTAAACAACTTGTGTTGCAAAAAGGTGTAAATGTGTGCGTCATTGATCCTTATAATATGTTAGACCATTCTGCGCAACGCGACTATTCTTATGTTGGGCGCTTACTTTCACAAATAACACAATTTTGTCAACAAACAAAAACACACTTGTTTTTAGTAGCACACCCAAGAAAAATAGAATCAATAGAGGGTAAATATCGAAAACCAACATTATATGATATTTCTGGATCGTCAGATTTTTTTAACAAATCATATAACGGTTTAATTGTATTTAGACAAATTGGGCAAAAATCTAAATATAAAAGTGATGTTGTAAGCGTATATGTAGAAAAAGTAAAGCGTAAAGAAAATGGTCAATTAGGTCAATTTGAAGTTGCACCTGATTTTGTTAATGGTGGCGTTTACAAACATTTAACACGTGAAAACAAAAAATTTGAAGTAATAAAAGATAATAATATACCTTTTTAATGACAAAAAAACATTATAAGGCAATTCAATGGTGTTTTGCAAATAACATTTATGTTAGTCCATTACCAAGAAAATCAGGCATATATATTGAGATAAAAGAAAAAAATAAAAAGATAATTTCACCTGACCATTATAATCAAAAAGAATTGCAATTAAAAATATGGGAATTATATTTGTATCTTTATGAAAAATATAACAATGGCTAAAAGGCAACAAAATCCGACACGTAAAAAAGCAATGATTAAAGCATTGGAAAAAACTTTTGGTGTTGTATCAACAGCTGCAACCATGATAGGATTAAATAGAAGCACACATTATGAGTGGTTAAATACTGATCCAGATTATAAACAAAAGGTCGAGGAATTAGAAAACCTTATGTTAGATTTTGCTGAAACTAATCTGCATCAACAAATTATGGAAGGTAATACAACAGCTACAATATTTTTATTAAAAACAAGAGGTAGAAAACGCGGTTACATTGAGCGTCAAAATATAGAGATGACAGCTGACGTTAATACAACTAAATTATCACCTGAAGCACAACAGAAAATTGACGATATTCTAAATGAAGAATATTAACGGAATTATTAAAAGTAAATGCGAAGATTCTTTATTATTTTTTACTAGGTATATTTTTAAAGAAAATACTGGTATAAAATTTGAAGTTGCTAACTTTCACATTCAATTAGCTAATACATTAGAGCAAGTATTTAATGGCGATATAAAGCGTTTAATAATCAATATACCGCCTAGATATGGTAAAACAGAAATAGCTGTTAAAATGTATATCAGTTGGTGTTTAGCTAAAAATCCAAAATCTAAATTTATACATTTATCTTATTCAGATGCATTGGCTCTGGATAATAGTTCAATGACTAGAGAATATATACTATCCGATGCGTTTCAAAAGATATGGCAATTACAATTAAAAAAAGATAGTCAAAGTAGAAAAAAATGGTACACAACGCAAGGTGGTGGTGTTTATGCTACGGCTAGTGGTGGTGCTATTACTGGATTTGGTGCTGGTAATGGTGGCGCTATTATTATTGATGACCCGTTAAAACCTGACGATGCATTAAGTGATGTAAGGCGTAGTTTTATAAATAATAGATACAATACAACTATTAGATCAAGAGTAAATGATAGAGATGTGCCTATTATAGTTATAATGCAAAGATTACATGAAGACGATTTATCTGGTTATTTAATTGAGGGTAACAGCGGTGAGCAATGGCATCATTTAAAATTATCTGCAATAGATGTAAATAACAAACCACTATGGCCTAGTAAACATTCATTTAAAGAATTAGAGGCAATAAGGCAAGCAGACAGATATACTTTTGCTGGTCAATATATGCAAGACCCAGCACCAGATGAGGGTGGCGAATGGCGTAAAGATTGGTTTAATATAATTAACAAAGCTGAAATGCCTAATGATATACAATGGGAAATGTTTATTGACGGTGCTTATACAAAAGACACACGTAATGACCCAACAGGTATTCAAATAAGTGGTAAAAGCAATGATAATTTATATATACTAAAAAGCATTGATAAATATTTAGAAATGCCAGAACTTAAATCATTTATAGTTTCTTTTGTTAAAAGTTGTGGCGTACACATAAATCAAATATTAGTAGAACCAAAAGCATCTGGTAAATCATTAGTGCAATTGTTAAGGCGTGAAACTAATTACAATGTCAGCGAATTAAAAACTGATTTTGTACGTTTTAGCAAAATAGAGAGGGCTAGAGCATCATCACCTTTTATTGAAGGTGGTCGAGTGTATTTAATTAAAGATGGTTGGAATGACGCATATTTACAGCAAGTTGGTACATTTCCAAACGCAAAACACGATGAACATATTGACGTTACAGCATACGCCATTGAACGTAATTTAATCAAAAACTTCTTTGTTGTTTAATTACTTTAAAATTTTGTATTTTTACAAAAAATTTATTATAGGTAACTATGGCTTCTATCTTTGACCGCTTTAAATCCTTACTTACTAAAAACGCACAACAAACAGCACAAGAATATAATCGCGCTATATATAACTGGTTGGGCGAAAGTGTTGTTTGGAATCCAGAAAACAATGACACTTACATAAATGAGGGTTATAGAAAAAACGCAACTATATATTCTTTGATAAATATTATAACAAAAGCTGCAACTACAATTCCATTTCAAATTTATGAAATAGAAAACAAAGCGGACTACAAAAGATATAAGGCAATGACTAGTGGCGCAATTGATCCTAATATTTTACACAAGTCAGAAATATTAAAAAAACGTGCATTAGTAGAAATACAAGATACTGAATTACACATGTTATTGGATAGACCAAATCCATCGCAATCTTATAATTCGTTTATTACTGAATTAATAGCATTTGGTAAATTAACAGGTAACAGATACATTTACGGTATTGCTCCAGAATCAGGTAATAATGCTGGTAAATATAAAGAAATGTATGTAATGCCATCGCAGATCATGGAAATTATTTCTGGTGGTATTATGCAACCTGTAAAAAAATATAAATTACAATACAATGGTAATTATGATATACCAGCTGAAGCTGTATGTCATATAAAAGATTTTAACCCATACTATGATGGGACAGGTACACATTTATATGGACAATCACCACTGCGTGCTGGATTACGCTCATTAACCACTAATAATGAAGCAACACAAACAGGCGTAAAATATCTGCAAAATCAAACAGCACGCGGTGTACTTATGAGTGAAGAAGGTGATATAAATGAAGTGCAAGCACAACAATTAAAAGATAAATTTCGTCAAGCGCATCAAGGATCAAATAATGCTGGTGATATTATTATAACACCAAAAAAATTAAGTTGGGTTAACTTTGGTTTGAATGCTGCTGACGTTTCACTTATAGAGCAATACAATGCATCTATAAAAGATTTATGTAATATTTATCACGTGCCTGTACAGTTGTTAAACAATACAGAATCAAGCACTTACAATAACATGAAGGAAGCTAAAAAAGCATTATATCAAAATGCTGTTATTCCTGAATTATGTAAAATACGTGATGAATTAAATAGATGGTTAACACCAATGTATGGTGAAAAATTATGTATTGATTTTGATTTTAGTATTATACCAGAACTACAAGAAGAAACTGATAAAATAGTAAATCAAATGTCACAGGCGTGGTGGTTAACGCCAAATGAAAAACGTACTGCTATGAATTATGGTGAAGATGAGGATAATGAAATAATGAATGATTATTATATACCAGCTAATTTAATACCAGTAAAAGACATGTCATCTATAAATGAGCCAGAGCAAATTGACATTGAAGTCGATAAACTGTTTAAGCAAAAAATACCAGCATTTCATGACGCATTTACTACGCAAGAAGAAGCAGAACAAAGAGCAAGGGAAATGGGCTGGGACGGTCAAGGTGTAGGTTTTCACAGACATACCTACGATGGGCGAACAATCT